GAAACTATCATTTGACGTATACACAAGAAACTTAGATAACGCTACAATGGCATACACAAAACTAGATGCTGTCTGTAAAGAGATCAGAATGGGCAAAGGTAAACGTTATGGTTCAGAAGTAACACACTACAACGTGTATGGATCTGTAAACACAGCTGATATCTCAGTTTTACATGAAGCTTTCAAAGAAGGTTTTGTAGACGATAGTGATGATGTGTAATGGCAGTAGCTTTTACCAGTATAGAAAACGTATACTCTGAGGCCGATGGTAAAATTGCTATCGACTTTGGCGGTGAAGAAGTCCTTCTTACACAAGAAGAGGCTACACATTTATATATAGATCTAGGCTATGTTCTACAAGAACTAGATGGACAGTTTAACATTCAATAGAAAGTTTGTATCATGCAAAAGACAATCGCAGCTAAAATTATCGTAAACCCTATCGGTCGGCAGAACCTGCAGTTTCGCCGTACAACTAACCAGTACGGCCCCAAAGGTTCATTCTCAAGCAACCAAGGCTATCTCTCAGTCTCGCGGTTAGCTGCAGGAAGCCCTAACGGTACTGGTGGTAACTTCTGTAGTCGCCCTAAAGCATAACCAAAAATCCCTAGGTACACTTTGTGTGTACTTAGGGACTCTTTTGTTTTATTTTAGATAACCGACAAAACGCATATGCATCTTTTTTGGGTAACCGACAAAATGCATCAGTGCCGTGGTTGCGCCTGATCCGATGCTGCTTGATCTAATAGTTCTTGCAGTTCTTCATCAGATAAATCTTCAGCCTGTATCTCAACATTGGTCTGATCAATACGTGCAAGCTTTGGTGCTTCAAACTCTGCAAGAGTCTTTGCAATCTCTAATGCTGTATCAAGATCATCTTTCGCCACTGCTTTAATCATCATAACTTTAAGAACATCTATGGATGTCATATCTGTTGAGTCAAGAACGTCTGTCTTATACAACTTCCACTCAGCCATAGACATCTTAGCAGCTTCACGAGCTTCTTTGTTAGCCTTACGTGTTGCTACACCTTTCTTTTGGGCTTCTCTAGCAGACTCAGTAGTCCACCCATCAGCAAGGTTTTTCAAACTCTTTTTATTAAAAGGCATTGTCTTCTCCATAAATTCTATATACCCCTTATAGGTATATCTTTTATGCCGAGGACAAGCCTCGTCATCAATAAGGTATAATTCTATAAGGGGTATATATAATTACTATGGATTTCAATGATTACCAAACAAAAGCTATTACTACAGCTGTCTATCCAAAACATCAAGCACTTCCGTACTTGGCATTAGGTTTGTCAGGAGAGGCTGCAGAAGTCGCAAACAAAGTGAAGAAGATTCTTCGTGGAGATTACGACAATGACCCAACAAAAGCAGAAGAAGCCCTGGTCTCTATTAGTAAAGAACTTGGTGATACTCTTTGGTATCTCGCTGTTCTTGCCTCAGAGCTTGACACTGACCTTTCTACTATTGCTGCTGCTAATCTGGATAAACTAGCATCACGTAAACAAGAAGGAACACTAAAAGGATCAGGAGATGAACGATAGTCATGAACCTCATGAAGCATTTATGAAAAGGATGAGTAAAGAAATGGATGCTAAATCAAGACAAGTAGATGGTGATCACTATCAACTTCCAATACAACCAATAGATTTCATTGTTAAAAACAACATACCGTTCAGAGAGGCAAACGTTATTAAATATATCGTTAGGCATCAGAATAAAAACGGTAAGAAAGATATTGAGAAAGCTATGCATTATTTACAAATGATACTGGAGGAATATGATGTTACTACATGAGTTTTACAGTGACGATGATTGTTCGCGTGGTGATTCAAGTTATCGTAAAGCATTAGTATTCAAAGAACCTGATGGCTCATACACTGTCACAATGGTGCAAGATGCAGCTATCATTGAAGAACGTAATATACAAGGACACTCAGAGCAATACGCAGAAGACTGTGCAGAAAACTGGGTACTTGGTGTTATAAAATGAAATCAGACAGAAACAAACTAGATCACATAACAGATAAACCATTTAAGAAAGTGAAATGTATGATATGTAACAAAGGTTTTTCTACAATGGCTATTGATAACCGATCTAAGATCTGTCCTAAATGCGACATAGAGAAAGTAGAAAACAGTGAGTGAAGATGTAAGTAAAACAGTAAAGAAAATACGAAGACGTAGAGAAATCCTTGATCGATACAAAATAGGCAAGGGTTGTATTGACTGTGGTTACAATAGTAACCCATATGCTCTTCAATGGGATCACAGAGATCCATCAGATAAAATATTTACACCTCACAGAATGGCTTCTTATAGTATTAAGAACATCATCCTTGAGGCCCGTAAGTGCGACATCCGTTGCGCTAACTGTCATACAATCAGGTCAGTGAAAGAAAAGCACTACCTAGAAAGAAAAGTTTATGAAACTAGTATATGATATTGAAACAGACGGTATTGATGCAACTAAAGTATGGTGCCTTGTAGCATACAACATAGATACTGGTACAACATACAAGTTTAGTGATTACGATGACTCTCTTCCAGGAATGGATGATGGTTGTGCCGTATTGAATAATGCAGAAGTCCTTATTGGTCATAACATTATTGGCTTTGATAATTTAATTATGGAAAAGCTTTACGGTTTAAAACTAAATGATAAGAAAGTGTACGATACTTGGGTAATGTCTCAGGTGTTACAGTACAAAAGACAACACAAGCATGGACTAGCAGGTTGGGGTGAACACCTTAACAACTCAAAGATCTCTTTTGATGACTGGGATAAGTACTCTAAAGAAATGATGCGTTACTGTGTACAAGATGTAATGTTGAATGTTGATGTGTTCAATGCCCTCATGGCAGAATACAAACGTATTGCTGCTAAACGTCCTACAATCAAAGAAGGTTTACTTATTGAGCATGATACAGCTAAGTTCAATGCTCGTGTGAAAACCCGTGGTTGGAACTTTGACAAAACAAAAGCTAAGAAGAACCTTAAACTGATGGAAACACGTATGTCTGAAATTGAAAAGACAATACATCCACAGCTGGGTACTCATAAAGTCTTCATCGATAAAATAAAAAAGTTCCCTAAGTACAAGAAGAATGGTGACTATACTACAGTAAGTGCACGTTTGTTATCTGACTACTACGGTAAAGAGATTAAACAAACAGACACCCATGTGCATCCAGCAGGAGAACCCTTCCAACGGTTTACTGTAGAGCAGATCACACTTGGATCTATGGAACTCGTTAAGGAATGGTTGTTGACTGTTGGATGGAAGCCTGACGAATACAATCGTAAGAAGGTTGGTCGTGAATGGGTAACCGTAGGTCCTAAGATTACTGACACATCCTTAAGTAAACTAGGTGATATCGGTAAGATGATCAGTGAGTATTACACATTACGTAACCGTAGCTCTGTAATCAAAGGATGGCTTGAGACTCTACATGATGGACGTATCCACGGTAACATGTGGACTATCGGTACTCAAACATTCCGTTGTCGCCATGAAGTGATTGTAAATCTTCCAGGTGTTAATGCACCCTGGGGTAAGGAGTTACGTGAACTATTCATCCCTGATGATGACTGGAGGGTTGTTGGTGCAGACAGTTCTGGTAACCAATTACGTGGCCTGTGTCATTACGTAGGTAACGATGAGTTTACTAATGAGGTTATCTATGGTGATCAACACCAACGTAATGCAGATGCTCTAGGTTGTGATAGACCGACAGCAAAGAACTATCTCTATGCTTATCTCTTCGGTGCTGGTGATGCTAAACTGGGTTCTATCCTTACAGGTAAACCTAATACTAACGCTGGTAAGAAGTCACGTGAGGACTTTGCTAAGGGAATCAAAGGGTTAAAAGAACTTAAAGATAAACTAGGTGAAGTATGGCGTAGCACACAATACGCTTCAGGTGAGGGTTGGTTCCCTGGACTTGATGGTCGCCCTGTCTTTGTCTCTGGTGAATACCAAGCCCTTAACTACCTACTGCAAACTGCAGAGGGTATCACTTGTAAATCTGCCTTGTCATACTCTATGAATAAGATTGATGAAGAAGGTTTACGTGCAGAGCCTAGGTTGTTTTACCATGATGAGATTGCTTACGTTGCACACCCAGATGATGCTGATCGTGTAGGTGAAATCTTACAAGAGTCATTCAAGAAAGGCCCAGAGATGTTTGGTGTCACTTGTATGGAAGGTGGTGATTATGTTATCGGAAGTAGCTATGCAGACGTACACTAATAATATAGAGGAAACACCTTATGAAAACTCAATTGAATACCCAGGATACTTTGTGTCCTACCACCCAAAACCTAAAGAACTTATGCCCAGAGAGTGGATCAATATATTATCTCGCTGGTATACTTCACAAGGTCACATCATTCTCCATAAACTCGCAGCAGTTGAGTACGAAAGAGATAAATGGAACCCCTACCCATTAGAAAACAAAGTAAAAAACTGGGGTATAGAAATAATTTATAGATAAAGGAAACAAAATGGCAATAGCATTAGTTGATGCTGACTCTATATACTTCAGGGCTGCTTACAGTAATCCTAATAATATAGAGATCCGTAAGATCATCGATAGGACAATGAGAGAATGTATCTCATACGCCTTCTCAGGGCCTCAGGAGTACCGTGTAGCCCTTAAGGGTAAGGGGAACTACCGGAAAGGTCTTTACCCCGACTACAAGGGCACCAGACCCCCATTACCAAACGATCTAAAAGAAGCCCTTAACTACGGTCATGATTACATGAAAGAAAAATGGGGTGGTATTGAAGCTGACGGTATGGAAGCTGACGATCTTGTTTGTATCTGGGCATACGAAGCTAGAGAAATGGAACTAGACTTTGTTGTTTGTGGTATCGATAAGGATCTAAAACAAATCCCAGGTCATCATTACAATTACTCTAAGAAAACACATGAGTTTGTTGATGATGACAA